TTCAGTACCCTGTGCTCCTACAGTACCCTGCGAACCTACTGCTCCTTGTGTTCCCAGAGTTCCCTGTGCACCAGTAGTACCTTGAGCACCGTTAGCACCTTGAGTACCGAGGGTTCCTTGTGAACCTACAGTGCCCTGTGCTCCTTCAGTTCCTTGGCTACCAAGAGTACCCTGAGTACCTACAGTACCTTGTGCTCCTGTAGTTCCCTGTGCTCCTTGAGCACCAAGATCACCAGTACGAGCAAATGTGAATAGAAGTTCATCGCCATTGCTGAATGTTCCGTTACCAGAGACGTAAGCAACGTCAACAGTAAACCAGTTTGTTTGGTCAGTAGCACTAGAGATTGTGTAAAGAGCAAAAGTAGCAATATCATTTTTCTTAGATACTTTTACGTGACCCTTGATTGTAGATGTTGAATCATCAATCGTGGTTAAGAAGTTAGAGATATCGTAGTTACCATCAGAAGGGTTATCATCTAATGCAAGAATTGTTGCTGAGGCTAATGTAGCGTTATTGAGGCGAGCAAAATTATCGCCTGGGTCTGTCATGCTTGTGCTATTACTGTATGTGTATCCAACTGTAATACCACCAAATGAACCTTCAGTACCTTGTGTACCTTGCGCTCCGTTATCGCCATCAATACCTTGAGCACCAGCAGTACCTTGCGCACCCTCTGTACCTTGTGCGCCCTCAGTTCCCTGTGTACCTTCGGTTCCTTGAGAACCTACAGTGCCTTGAGATCCGACAGTACCCTGAGCACCTTCAGTACCTTGAGTTCCGTTATCGCCATCAATACCTTGAGCACCTGCTGTTCCCTGTGCTCCTACTGTTCCTTGCGCTCCTACAGTTCCTTGTGAGCCAACAGTTCCTTGGCTACCGACTGTGCCTTGCGTTCCTTCTGCTCCTTGAGTACCAAGCGTTCCCTGTGCGCCGACAGTTCCCTGTGCTCCAGTAGTGCCTTGTGTACCTTGGCTTGCGTTAATCCACGCAGTACCGTTCCAGGTCTTTACAACCTTATCGTCAGTGTCATAATAAATCTGACCTTCAACTGGCGATGCTGGCTTGTTAACTGTAGCCAGGTTCTGAATACGGGCATTCTGAAGTTCAAGTTTGCCTAAATCAATTGGGGTTAAAAACTTACGGGCCACGGTTTATCTCCTTAAGATAAGTAGGCATTACCTGAGAAAGCGGATTGGAAGGAGACCGTTAGTGAGTTCGAATTAGTGTACGCAATTTCACCTTCAACAATGTTACCAGCAGAGTCTATAACTGTAACGTTAGGCTTGAAGCCTAAATTATGAGTAATCGCCCAAGAACTACTGGCCGATCCTTGCATGTGCTCATAGGAGACACGCTCAACTGTAAAGTACTTATTTGTTGTACCTTCTGAAAGATCATCAGTGTTATCAAGGGCTGCTCCACTAATGCCCTGTAATCCAGCAGTTCCTTGTGTTCCTTGGGTTCCAGTACCTAATAGACCTTGTACACCTTGAGCACCGAGAGTTCCTTGAACGCCTTGTGTTCCTCTAGTACCTTGGGCTCCAGTTGTTCCTTGGGTGCCTTGGGCACCACTTCCACCACCACCGACACCTGAAGATTCAAGAGTTCCTTCTGGTGTTGTGATCAGGACTACATCATTGACTGCAATTGGGATTGTTGCAGACCCTGGACGGGTGTACTGATTTGTCATAGGCTTACCTCTTTTGTAACGAAGATTATTCCAGAGACGTAAGTGTGAGTTACGTTATCTGCGTCTGTTAATTGTACGTCATAGTAGGACTTGCCAGGAAGTAAACGAGTCTGAGCACCTGTAAGAGAAAGAACTAATGTTCGTTGATTATCGCCATCTTCAACAATATTTGGCTTTGTCACAGTGAACTCAGCAAACACAACTGCTGCACCTGGAAGTGATCTGATCTCTGCCAGTGGGGTTAAGTTGTTGACTTCAAAGTCTAGACGGATAGAGAACTCGTATGCATCGCCTTCGTAGATGTTGAGGTCTTGTACAACAGTCGTTGGAGTTGGTTTAACATTTCCATAGGTAGGAATAGGTATACGAACTCTGGTCTTAGGTGACTTGTTATCAATTTCTTGTGGCTCATATACTGGCACGTACTCGTTGGTAGTCTTTGAAATACGTCGTAATGAAAATACATCGATCTTGTACAGACCAATACCTAGTTGAGAACAGAGTTCCTTGTATTGATTCTTTTTAACATCGATCATCTGCATCAATTGACGGTAGCGCTCAGAACGAGGAATCATCACTCCATCTGGCGCTTGGATGTCAATATCAAAAGAGGCATCTGTAGCCAGCGTGTAGAGGGCTAGAGTGGAGGCGTTAATAATTACTGGGTACTCTTCTACGGCAGGTAGAGTCGCCATAGTGATTGTGCGTCCATAAGAGTCTGTGTGGAAAGTGACGTGTTGAGCAAATGCATCGCAGATGTACTGAGATATTTCAGTCTCTGTAAAGTACTTGAAGTAGTTTCCAGCAACAATAACAACGTCTCCTTCTGCTGGAGTGTCGTCAAAGACAATGTGTCCTGTTGCCTCTTCTACCTCTACATCAGCAGATACATCTACTCCATCTACATTGACAGCCAGATATAAACCATCAAGAGGAGAATAGGGAACAAGAAAACGGTTAGTGGTGCCATCAGCCACAAACTGGTGGACAAATGACCGACCAATGTCACCAAGTTCGTAACGTAGGCGGTTTGCCATTGTTGCTGCTGTAGCCACTTAACCTCCGTAAAATTACTGTGCCTATCATCTCGTGTAATCAAGAATTACACAGTGCAAAAAAGGCCCAACCCCCAACTGGGAGGAGGGCGGGAACCAGTTGAGGGTCGGACTACTTGTGACGTCTAGTGTTTAGTTAGGACGCCAAATATATCCAAGTTGCTCAAGGTAAGCCGCAAGACCTGATGGGACTCGATACTTAACGCCAGCCTTAAAGGTGTAGGCATTGCCTACGCCGTAAGTCATGTCTTCAATGTCAGTGATTGTACGGATGACGACCATGTCACCTGCAGTTGATACTCCAACATTTTCGATCTCGTCTAGTACGAGTGGGGCATCTGGATTCTTAGGATCAAAGACATCCTTTTCCAGACTCTCTACTTCAAGTTGCGTTGCAATTGAGATCTCTTCTGCACGCTTCTTTAACTCTGCTGCGTTCTTCTTTGTTGCTTGCTCTTTAGCACGGCCTGTTGCGTCTAAAGGACTTACTGGTGTATTTGCCACGGTATGTATTCTCCTAAGTTAGTTTTTATGATTATGCCCTGGGAGCCAAAGAAGGGGTATGGCTCCCAGGACAGAATCGGGGAAAGATTGGCTATTAGTTTGTGTAAACCTTAACGATAGCCTGGTCGGTGATAACACCTAGACCCCAGATTGCGTACCAAGCAAGAGCGTGCTCACGACCGAAGTCAAGAACTCCACCGTCACGTAGTTCAACTGGGAGAGAGATTGCGTGACCGAATGCGTTGTCACCAATCATGATTGATTCGTAAACTTCAGCACCGTTACCAGTTGCTGATGTTAGGTAACCCTTTTCTGCAGTGAAATCTGCAGACTCTGGGTTTCCACCTGAACCTGGGGCTGTGTTAGCCTTAACAGGAACGCTGTACTGATCTGCTGGAACACCAACAGATGTTGAAGTTGTGTAAGCAGCGTTAACTGCCAACTTCTTAACCTGTGTTGTTTCGATGAATACTACGTCGTATAGACGACCGATTTCACCGAGCATGAAGTTACCTGGAGCAGCGTACTTAGTTACTTCGATGAACTCTGGGTTCGAACGAATGTCACGTGACTGCTTTGGGTGTACGAACTGTACATATGTCTCACCTAAGCGAGGGATGTTCTTACCAGCAAGGGTAAGAGCAGCATCCTTTACAGCACCTGTTGACAACTTGTAGTTACCATCTAGGTCTGAAATCTGTGTTGCTACTGTACCTTCGTTGTACCAGTCATTAACACCTTGTACAGATGAGCGGTCGTAACCGAACACTGCTGATGTTGCTGCTGATAGTGTGTTGCGAGCCTGTACATCTAGGTACTGCGCCATGTGGCGACCTAGAAGACGTGATGCTGACGCCATAACGTCATCGAATGATGCGTTAAGAAGTAGTTCAGAAACTGCTACTGCGTAGCCGTGTTCTGCAACTGTGATTGCGATCTGCTCTGCTGTTAGAGCGTTGGTTGTCATACGAACACCTTCAGTTAGAGGTGTTGGATCGATACCAAAGTTCTTGTAACGGAGGAAGTTAACGCGGAGACCAGGTGCTACACCTAGTTCTGTCTTCTTAACTGCGAATTGCTCGAAGCGAAGAATTGGCATTGCCTGGAACAAAATTTCCTTGCTCCAGATTGTTTGAATTGCTTGGTTCAAAGATGAGTTTGAACCTGAGTATGCTGTAGGCGCTCCTGCGAGTTGCCCAGTACCTGTAATTGCACTTGCCATTTAGGTCAAGTCCTTTCTTAATTGGTTAGTTGGAAGGGATTACTGATCGAACAGTCCCTGACCACGATTGCTGGCGGCAGTGCCAAGTAACTTGGCTCTTTGTTTCGCATAGTCGGCCATTGTCATGTCCCGAATTGCATCGGGTGTATACGATTGTTGTGACGAGTCATTATCGAGGGGTCCTGAGGCAGGTGCGGTAATTCGAGTACCTGCCATTTGTTGCTTCGCAGATTGCATTGCTGCTTGTGCAGATTGCAAAATACTTGAAGACTTATCTTTGAGAGTAGCGATGCTGCTCTCAACTTCATCGGGAGTATTACCTTGAATCAGATCAATCAGTTCAGGAACGATATTGTCCCGCTCTTGTTCCAAACGATTCTGACGGTAATTCATTAGTTCTTGGAACCTGCGCTCTTGCTCTAGTAGAGCAAATGCACGTTCTCTTTCAAGACGTTCGTTCTCTAATTGAGAACTAAATTCTTGCTCCTTCTTTGCGAGGAGTTCTTTGAACGATAGGTTGTCTTCTTCTTCTTGCTTGCGTTTTGCCTCTGCGTCTTTTTCAAGAACGAGTCGAAGGTTTTCACGCTCAGCCTCTTTGGCTGCGGCATCTTCTGCACGAGCCTTGGCTGCTGCAAGTTCTTCTTTCATCTTTTCCATTTGAGGATACAACTTTGCTTTTTCTTGCTCACGAGCCTTAGCAATGTCATCTGCGGTATACACAGAACTCACCTCATTCTGAAAAACTTCTTGTGCTGTAACTGCTTCCGCAAGTTGCGGAGACAATAAGTCAGCAGTTTCTACTTGGTTTTCCATAGTAATCACCTATATTTTCTGGGTCTTTGTCCGAATGCCTTGCGGCGTGCCACTGGGTTTTATTACGAGATAATTGCATTACATTTCATTACAAAAATCTCGGTATACTCTGATTTTTTATCAGAATCTTCTATTCCTTATCAACCGATCTGCGCTGTGGGATTTTAGTTCCGTAGGCATCGGTGACAAGTTTGTTACGCAGTTCTGCTTCAGCCTGGACTTCGATTCCCTTAGTCTCTTGGCTTGCAGGGTTCTGCGGGTTGGCTGAATCCTGTGGGCCCATCATGCCATCACCCATGATGTCGCCATCGCCTAGTTGCATTGGCTGCATCGGGATAGCGGAGTTGCCATCAGGTCCTGGCATCATGCCAGTCATGTCCATGATCTGCTTCTGGATCTGGATCTTCACAAGTTGTAGAGCGCCATCAGCCTCAGCATCAGTAATAAGTTCTTGACGAATCTCCTGCAACTTCTCCTCTGGGAATTCCTCACCAAGAGTACGAAGAGCACCTTCCTTAGACTCAAGACCCATACCCAACTTAGTCTGAATTTCGTTGAGTGCAATCAACTTGTCAAGAGGAAGTGGCTGTGGGAAGTGAGCGTAGTTCATGTACGAAATAGGATCATTAGGATCAAGTTGTGGTAATTGACCAGGCTTAATTGGTCCATCAAAATCTGGGTTGTACAACATAGTCTCTGGCTCTTTGAGGTAGAGAGTACGAAGTGCTAATTCATTAATTCTTTCAATACCTTTGCCATATTGGGATACTTTTTGTGAGTAGCGATTCATCAATGGCTGATACTGAATAGAAAGTGCAACACCTGAAGTATTAGAGATTGCTTGAACTTGCCCCAGTGCGGTTTCTGGGATATTCATAAGTTCATGCATTGAGCGCTTTAGAAGTTCGAGATACTTCAAAGCACCATCAATACCTT